ATTTCGTGACGCCATAGAGTCAAGATGGGCCTCTGATATAAAAGCCAGAACCGTGATAGAGGGCGAGTGAATATCACACTCGCTAATTGTTCTCATTTTTTGACCAACAACGCCAGCAGCTTCCGGGTCAAGGTACTGAGTGTCGCCGCTATAGCATTTTTGCAGTGCACTCAATACACCTTCATAAGCCCCGTTGGTTTGCCGTTTAGCCCCCTGCACAAGCGTACCGTAGGTGTCTGTCACCCAGAACAATCTAGGATGCCGGAACAAGTGCCGGTATACCGCTTGCCTGGTTGATATGTCGCCTGTGTGTAGGGCGTTACGCTCGCCCAGCTTTGCGCATAGGGTCGCTACTGGGTTAGTGAGTAGCCGAACCCCTGAGAGACTACTGTCAGTTACGCCAAGGTAAGCCGCCGCCGGCTGGCTATCGTGTGTCACGTATCGCCGTGAAGTTACCGAACAAGCAAAGGCAAGGACAGATTGAGTTAAGGCGTCTTTTTTTACCGTATGGACGCCGCTGGCAATCCACTGTTCAGCATCCCTTAAAGCGCCAACGGGTAATGGCCCAGGGTGCGGGGCTGTGATCACCTCCGGCTTTCTTTCTTCTTTTGGCTTAACATGGTCGCTTAGTTTTTGGACATTCTTGCCCATTATACCGTCAACCATTTTTTGAGACTGCTCATCTAAGGGAGCCGATTCGCGCTCAATTCCCAATAACTTGGCCGCACTACTAGCCGCCGCCGCCATGTTGCCGTTATGTTCTACCTGACAAAATACGCTGAACGCATCGTGTGAGTGCCCATCCGCCAATGGGTCGCTGCCGTGATGACTATAGACGCGTGCGGGGTCACTGTCTGGCAGCATGATAACGCCGGGTATGCCGCTAGTGCTGTTCGGGCAGCGCCACCGCTTGCCGGCTTTTTTGTAGCTGTTTGCCTCTAATATATTTCCAGGCTCATAATTTTGATTGAACTGACCTATAACCCCGCCGTTTTCATTTTCGCCCTTGTAGGCTTTCGGCTTCACTCCGGTTGGTATTCGGCTAGTGTCTTGCTTGGCCCATGGGCAAGCGTCTTTCATGGCGTCTTTTGCTATCTCCCAGTTCTGCCATGCGTTCAATAAATTAAAAGGAAGATCCGGTAATTTTTCCCAGTCGCCTATCCACTGATATGGCTTTCCGGTGTCTGGGTGTATAGATGGCGGTAGAACGTCCTGTGTGCCGCCAGCGCGGAATTCAATCACACATCCTATGTCTGGCCAGCTCAGGGCGTGACGCTTTGCCGGTAGTTCTGGCGGTGCTTTATAGATCAGCTTGGCCCGGTTGTCGCGCCCGCTGCTAATCTGTACGCCTTCTGATAACAGCGCGTCCATATCAACGCCGATTGCTTCGAGTGCCGTTCTTGAGTGTTCCAGGTTGTCTATGTCAATGGTGCAGGTTCCTGACAGCCGGTGGATTATACCGATGTTGTTGGTGCACTCATCGGCGCTAATCCCCTTTTTCTGCCACGTTTTGCCGCTTGGCACTTTAGTTCCCTTGCGAACGTCACACAAAGACCAGCCATTTTCTATATATTCCTGAGCCTGTTTTTTAATCATTCGTGTTCACCAGATGCTGTACTTAGACTGTCACCAAAATCTCGAAGCCATGGCATCTCAAAGGGTGAAATAATAAACGTGTCCCCGTTATTATCTTGCTTAAAAACAAAACACTGCCTCATCTCGAAAGAGCCTGGGTCAGGTATAAAAAACACGTACGGCCCCTCTCTGATATCCCCCTCCCATCCAACTTTCTTGGCAAGACTTTTTCCAAACTCCCATAAGGACAAGACAGATGAAACAGATGAGTATTGGTTTTCAGCTTTAAAATCATCAGTAATTTCCCCAGGAACTGATTTTGCGCTATTAGCTAGCCTTATAACGTAATCCTCAAGAAGTATTAGATTATTAAACCCATTGTCTATAGGGGGCGTGCCGTAAGCATAGTATTTTGACATCATTTTTTCTCCAGGTAAGAAATTATAGCCACCATCACATCAAAGCTAGGATTTTTTGCAGTCCCGTTCTGGATTCGTCGCAGCGTTTCGTGGTGAACGCCCGTCTTGCGGGAGACTGCCATCATGTTTCGGTCTGCCAGCATTTCTTTAACTTCCTCTAACGTCATCATAGTATTTTTTCCTATTTGGTGTTGACTGTAACTAAATTATGCATTATATTTGTCTGGCAGTCAACGAATAACACAACGCAAAGAAGGAAGGAAAAAATGACAGAGCACACTATAGCCCAGCTCGCTAAAGATTGGAGAGAAGCAAAAACCGCCGAAAACACCTCAAGAGATTTCCGGCTAGAAACCGAAGGAAAAATAATTGACTTGGCTGGAATGAAGGCTGAGGGAAGCCAGACACATGATGCCGGCACGTACAAGATAACGGTAACGTCTAGCATGACAAGAAAACTGGATGAGAAAAAGTGGAAAGAAATAGAGTCAAGCATTCCAGAGGATCTGCGCCCCGTCAATTATAAGCCGTCTATTGACCTTAAAGGCATTCGATACCTTCAAGAAAATTACCCGGAAACCTACGCAATCGTTGCCAAGGCGCTGACTGTAACCCCCGCCAAGCCAAGCGTAAAAGTAGAGGACAAATAATCATGGCTTTTGACCTATCAAGCATTCAGCAAGGCGCTGACCCTCGCGCCCCTTTAATTGTTATTCATGGTGCTCCAGAAGCCGGCAAGACAACATTTGCAGCCAGCGCACCAGATGCAATTTTTATCAGGGCAGAAGACGGTCTAGGAATAAACGACGTTCCAACCTTTCCTGTTGTTCAAACCATTGCCGATGTCATGGCCGCTATTGCATCGTTGTATTCAGAGCATCCTTACAAAACTGTTGTGATTGACAGCCTTTCAGCTCTTGAGCCGCTGATCTGGGATCAAGTTGCAAAGGACCAGGACAAAGATAGCATCGAAGATATTGGATTCGCCAAGGGCTACATCTTTGCCATGGAATATTGGCGGGATCTTGTTAAGGCTGTTCTTGGCCTGGCAAAACGTGGCGTGACTCCTGTTCTGATTGCGCATAGTGACATTGTGAAGTTTGATCCGCCAGACGGCGAGCCGTATGACCGTTATCAGATTAAGCTCCACAAGCGGGCATTTGCCTACCTGTATGAGCAGGCGGACATTATCGGCTTTGCACATAAGCCGGTATACGTTAAGAAAACTGACAAAGACGACAAGCAAGGAAAGGCAAAAAGTAAAGGCCAGAGATTGCTCAGGGTGTCAGAATCGGCCGCAGTGATTGCAAAAAACCGCTACGCAATGCCGGAAGAAATACCACTAGAATGGCAGGCGCTTGCAAATAGCGTTCCGTTTTATGCACAAAGCACCGAAGTAAACACCGAAACCCAAACCGAAGACGAGGAATAAATCATGCAATTTAACAACTTCAACGCTAACGACATCGCAGAACAAGACAGCTTTGAGCCAATCCCTGCGGGCTGGTATACGGCCATGATTACTGAATCCGAGGAAAAGCCCACCAAGTCCGGCAACGGCAGTTACTTGCAGCTTCGTCTTGATATTATCAATGGCGAATTTGAGAACCGGGTGATCTTTGAGCGGCTGAACTTGGACAACCCAAACGAGACAGCCGTGCAGATTGCACAGCGTACACTGGCCAGCATTTGTCGTGCCGTTGGCATCATGCAACCAAAGTCATCGGATGACCTGAAAGAAACTCCTTTTATGGTAAAGGTAGGTATTCAGCCAGCGTCAGGTAACTACGAGGCAAGTAATAACGTAAAGGGCTATGCCCCGGTTGATGGAGCACAGAAAACGGCTCCTGTAAGCCCTAAGGCGTCAGCATCAAAGCCAGCGGAAGCGCCAAAGGCAAGCAAGAAGCCTTGGGAGTAAGTTAACGGGGCGGCTTCGGTCGCCCTATCTTTTAAAAGGAAATAAATAATGAATGACATAGCCAGCCAAATATACAAAGCATACGAAGACAACCGCGAGCAGCCTCACCGTGCGCACATGGGCGGGAGCCAGATTGGCAATCCCTGTGATCGTGCTTTGTGGTATCAATTTAGATGGGCCTGGCACGCAAAGCCGCCAGGTAGAGTATTGCGCCTATTACAGCGAGGGCATGAAGAAGAAAAAAAAGTAGTAAATGACCTAAGGTCTATCGGGGCAACTGTTCTGCCGCTTGATCCGGCTAATGGCGAGCAGTGGTATTTCTGGGAACATGGCGGACACTTTGGCCTTTCTTTGGATGGCGCTTTAAAAGACCTTCCAGGCTATGAAGGCTGGATGGCAATGGAGATCAAGACAGCCGGCAAAAAGTCATTCACAAAGCTAATAAAGGCTGACAACGTGGAGGCTTGGAACGCTCAATACTGGGCGCAGATCCACGTCGGTATGCACCTTGCCGGCATTGATAAATGCCTTTATGTGGTTGTTGAAAAAGACAGTGACAGTATATGGACAGAAGTCTACGAGGCGGATCATGCCTTGGCAGAGCGTATGCTAAAAAAAGCCGGCAAGATTATATACGCCGAAGATCCGCCTGAAAAAATCAGCGAAGATCCCGGCTGGTATCAGTGCAAATTTTGCGATCACTGGCCAGTGTGCCACGGAAACAGAGTGGCAGAAGTTAACGAGCGCACGAATATACACGCAACGCCAATGCCTGACGGCACATGGTCTAACGATAAAGGTGAAACATCAATCAGTGTAAGCGACCAAAGAAAGGCGCAAGCTTCGCACCTTATGCGTCCTGACTTGGTGCCGTATGCAACTGCCGTTAACAGCGACGGAAAGACATTTATTGAATATGACAACGGAATGATCAACCACATTGACGGAGCCGCAGGCGGGCGCAACTGCTACACCAGCCAAGAGATGCACGCATCAGAAAAACCTCTACCGCTTGATAGTGATGCCGAAGACATACGTCAAAAGTTTTCCGGCAAGGTGGGCAAAAATGAATAAAATTATTCTTCGAGACTACCAAAAAGAAGCGATTGATAGCGTTTGGAAATACTGGTCAAAGACGAAGGGAAACCCGCTCATTGTCGCCCCTTGCGGGGCCGGAAAGTCTTTAATTATTGCCGACCTAATCCAACAGCTTCACCAGGAACACGGCGCAAGGGTTTTGATTCTCACGCACAGGGCCGAGCTATTGCAGCAGAATGAGGCAGAACTGCAAAAACTATTGCCGGGCGCAAAGACTGGTTTTTTTAGCGCAAGCCTGGGGAAAAAAGAATACTTTTCGCCAATCACCTTTGCCGGAATACAAACTATAGAAAAGAACCTTCATAAATTTGACCCTTTCGACATTTGCCTTATTGATGAGTGCCACCTGTTGCCAAGAAGCGCCCAGACTCAGTACGGACGTGCCTGTACGCTATTAAAGCAAATGAACCCTAAGTGCCGTTTTGTGGGGCTAACCGCCACACCTTTTCGATTGGACAGCGGATCTCTGCACAAGGGCGAGGGCGCTCTTTTTGACAGCGTAACCTATGAAATCCCAGTGCAAAAACTGGTTGATAGCGGCTACCTTGTGCCAGTAACAGCAAAGCGTGGCGTAACGGTTGCCAATATGTCAGGGGTAAAAAAACGGGGCGGCGATTTTGTCAGCAAAGAAATGGCGCAAGCTTTTGATAATGTTTTGCAAAGCGCTTGTGATGAAATAATAGAGCGCGGAAAGGGCCGAAAAGCGTGGATGGTTTTTTGCGCCAGTGTTGAGCAGGCCGAAACAACAAAGCAAATAATGATTCAATCAGGAGTAAGTGCAGAGTTAATTACAGGCGACACGCCAAGGGAACAGAGAAAAGACATTATTGATCAGTACAAGGCCGGCAAGGTTCGATGCCTTGTTAATGTTGACGTTCTTACGACAGGGTTTAACGCCCCTATAACAGACCTATTGGCGCTTGTCAGATCGACTGACAGTACGTCTCTTTATGTCCAGATTGTTGGTCGCGCTATGCGAACGCATCCAGGCAAAAAAGATGCGCTTCTTCTTGATTTTGGCGGCAATGTTGAACGACACGGGCCTATTGATGACGTGATAATAAAACAGCCCAGCGGGAGTGGCGACGCTGAAGCCCCGGCAAAGGCTTGCCCAGAGTGTCACAGCATATTGCCGTTGTCGTCTCGTCAGTGCCCCGACTGCCTGTATATTTTCCCGCCACCAAAGCCAAGCTATAACGGCACCGCTTTTGATGGCGCTGTAATGGCAAGCCAGAGAAAGCCGCAATGGATCAAAGTTGATAGCGCAGCTTACAAGCGCCACAAGAAAGAAGGCAAGCCGGACAGCGTTAGAATCGAATACAAGTGCGGCCTTAAAACTTACAAGGAATGGCTGCTACCAGAGCATAGCGGGCGAGCTAAAATTGAAACAGATAAAAAGATTCGAGATAGATATGGGGCTGAGGCACCTATTTCAAAAACCACAGATGCAATATTAGAAATTTCAGATTTTTTACGATGCCCTGAATTTATTTTAGTCAAACAGGAAGGAAAATATGAGCGAGTCGAACAAGTCCATTTTGGAAGCCAAGAACCGACAAATGCCGGGTGCGCCAACATGGCTTAAGTGTTGCGCAACCTGTGAAAAATTATCCGATAACGGACACTGTGAGGCTTTTGATGACTACCCGCCAATTCATTACATCGAAAAAGAAAACGACTGCCAAGAGCATGATCTTGCCCTGCCCTTCTGAGCATATTGAACAAAGGGATTTTGTATCGTGGTGGAGAAAGACCCAGGCCGATGACATCTTTGCAATCCCAAACGGCGGCAAGCGCGGAAAGATCACGGCGGCAAAGCTGAAGCTTGAGGGGGTAACGCCTGGCGTCTGGGATCTTTTTGTACCTGCAAGATTTCTTTGGATAGAGTTTAAGCGCTCCAGGCAAGGCACGCTAAGCACAGAGCAAAAAGCGTTCGGAACTGCAAGGCTAAGCGAGGGCTATACCTGCATGGTGGCATGGGGCTGTGCGGATGCCATTTTACAGATTGATAGCGGTATTCGCAGCGACTGGAAGCGCCCAAAGAAACCGAAGCACTAAGGCTCTATAAACTACGCCCCAAGGGTTTACAATAACGCACCGCTGGTTTATTGTTAACGCACGAATAACGAAAAGGAGAAGTGAGATGCACGCAGATTTGAGGTGGTTAGCAGAGATTGTGAGCCAGTGGGGA